GAAGACGACATCCCCGGCGAAATGGTCAAGCTCACAGGCGAGACACTGGCTGAGGTGATGGAGATGGTTCGTTACGGCGTGTTGAAGGCCGGCTCTACTGTGATTTATACAAACGGTTCTAGCCGTTCTGCAATCAACACAGCAATCAGCTTGAACGCAATTCGTAAAGCAGCTCGTACACTTGAGTCCAACCGTTCACGCCGCGTGACCAGCCGTCTGGCTCCCGGTGTCAACTTCGGTACTCGCGCTGTGCAGCCCGCATACGTTATCTTCTGCCACACTGACGCTGTCAGCGATGTTCGTAACTTGCCCGGCTTCACCCGCGTGGAAGAGTACGGCTCATTCAAGCCAATCCATGATCGCGAAATCGGCGCTTGCGAAGACTTCCGTTTCATTAGCTCACCATTGCTCAAATCTTTTGCAGCAGCTGGCGCAGCAATTGGCAGTAGCGGCATGTTGTCGGTTGCCGGTGTTAACGTTGACGTGTATCCCTTCATCATCATCGGTGAAGACTGCTGGGGCCAAGTTGCTCTCAAGGGTATGTCTGCCATCAAGCCTGTGGTCCTCAAAGCATCACAGACCAACCACGCTAATCCATTAGGCCAATTCGGCTACGTGGGTGCTTCTACATACTTTGCAACTGTGCGTTTGAACGACGCCTTTATGGCTCGTATCGAAGCTGGCGTGACCGCCCTGTAATGATCTGCCGAGGCTCTGCTTCGGCGTCTTAACTTAAAGGAACACATCATGGCAGTTGAATCAGTAAAACTACGGATGGCCCCCATCCCCGACGGCTTGACCAAGCAAGAACTCACAATTCTGGTTACTTCTTTGGTCGACGCTCTTCAGGTCATCATGGCCAAATTAGATACGGATACTGGTGTCGCTGACACTAACTATGCCGCAACTTTCGCAACCTATATTGTCGACTAAGGAGTCACACCATGTCATACAACATCGAACAAGCCAATAGTGGCTATCTCTCCCTTACCGCTGCCGGCTTAGCTGAAGGCACCAACGCTAACACCTTCAAAACTGTTAACACATTGACTTACACAAGCAATGGCGTTTTTAAGTCTAAGGCTGCTACCGACAACTTGGCTTTCACTGCCGGCACTGCTTTGGGTAATTCTCAAGCATGTTTGTTTGGAGTGTGGATTACTTCTGGCGGTACGATTTCGACCACTCAAGGTCCTATCAATGCTGCTGGCGATCCTTGCCCCGTGCCTTCACAGGTTACAGCCGGTACAACTTTGGTCGGTTTGATCAAAGTGACTACCAGCTCTGCTGCTACGTTCACGGCCGGTAGTACCGACTTGTCCGCCTCCGGCGTGACAGCCGCGTTCTTCGACTGCATGGACATGCCCGGCACCGCCCAGTAAGTTGCCATCTCTCCTAACGGAGGGTTTTGCAGGTTGCCTCCGGGCAGCCTGCTTTTTGGCAAACCGATTTTTTAAACCTAACGGAGCATAGAAGATGGCAAAAAAAGAAATAGTCGCAGGTATTGAAATCCTAGACGACACACCGACAGTTGATCCAGTTTCTCAAGTTGTGGACCTTCGTGAGCTTGCAGCAAGCGAAGTCTTCATGAACGAGATGGTTGAAGTTATGGTGCATTCCAGCACCGACGAAAACCAATCCCCTCATGTAATTCTTAATTGCAACGGGACTAATCAACCTATCCTGCGTGGCGTACCAATGCGCATTCGTCGTAAGTACGTTGAAATCTTGGCACGTATGAAGGAAACCAAATACAGCCAAGTAACTCGCAACCCGGGAGCGCCTGATCAAATTGACATGATTGCGCGCCATGGTTTGGCTTATCCTTTTGAATTGATGCACGACGATAATCCTCGCGGCCGTGCATGGCTTTCAAACGTTTTGGCTGAACCTGCTTAAGCACACGGCGACCCAGTGAACTATCTTCAGCTTATTAACCGGCTGCGCGTGGAGTGCGGCGTCTCTGGCGCCAGCACTCCGCTAACCACCGTTACTGGTTTGACCGGTGAATCCTATCGGATGTCAAGCTGGATCAATAGTGCTTGGGTCGATGTGCAAACGGCCAAGGAAGACTGGCAGTGGATGCGCTATCCAGTGCAATTCAACACAGTCACACAACAGCAAATTTACACCCCCACCCAAGCGGGTGTGGGGGCTACTTTTGCAAACTGGAAACGTGATAGTTGGCGTGCTTCGTCTGTAGGACAAAACTACAAAGATGAGCAGTTGCTGAACTACATGGACTACACAACGTTTCGCAACCTGTACATGTACGGGAATATGCGCACAACGTATGCGCGCCCTGTGGTCGTTACGATTGACCCAGATAAAAACTTGGGCTTTGGCTCAATTCCCGATCGACCCTACGTCATTGTGGGCGAGTACTATGTTCAGCCAACAGAGTTTGTTGCGGCTACTGACGCGCCTCCTAGCGTGTTTCCCACCCGCTTTCAAATGATGATTGTTTACCGAGCCATGATGTTTTACGGCGGCTATGAATCAGCGCCGGAAGTTTATCAACGTGGCGAATTTGAATTCAAGAGATTGATGAACCGATTGGACATTGATCAGTTGCCAACCCTTGTCAGCGGCCCGCCCCTTGCATAAGGCGCACAAATGCAGCTGACCACACCCAAAGTTAATTACGATTTGATTCGCCTTGGCGGCGGTTTGGATCAGGTCACCCCAACACTATCATTACCCCCGGGCGTGGTACGTCGGGCTGCTAACTTTGAGTGTTCAATTACTGGGGGTTACACGCGCATTGCGGGCTATGAGCGTTTTGATGGTCGGCCTAGTCCATCAGCAGCTAACTACAACATTTTGGTTTGTAACTTTACAGCCACGGTTACTGTTGGCCAAACGGTTACAGGCACAACATCCGGCGCAACCGGCAAAGTTATTGTGGTGAATGCAACCTCTTTGGTTATTACCCGAGAGACCAGCTTTTTTGTTGTTGGAGATACCCTAAATAACGGCGGTGGTTTTGTTGGCACGGTTACCGCAGTGCAAGGTGTATCGGCTGACGGCTTGACCGACGCCCAATATCAAAACCTTGCTGCTGACAATTACCGGGCTGACATTCAAGTCGTGCCCGGATCCGGTTCTGTTCTTGGTGTAGCGTATTACAACGGCACGGCTTACGCATGGCGCAACAACAGTGGTGGCACCGCCGCTGTTATGTACAAATCCAGCAGCGCTGGATGGGTTGCTATTACTCTTGGCAAGACTATGTCGTTTGACAGCGGTCTTGTTGCTATACCAGACGGCTCTACAGTAACCGGTCAAAGCAGCGGGGCCACGGGCGTGGTTGCGCGCACAGTGCTTGAAGACGGCAGCTGGGCAGCGCACGACGCTTCAGGCCAATTGATTTTTTCCAGCACTACGGGCACGTTTACCGTGGGCGAAAATCTGCGAATTGGGGCGACGGTTTACGCGCACGTTTTAACTGCGCCAGTACAAATTACTTTAGCCCCCGGCGGTCGATACGAGACCACGGTTGCCAACTTTGGCGGGGGCACGGCAAATTACAAATTGTATGGGGTTAGTGGAACAAACAAAGCGTTTGAGTTTGATGGCACAACGTACGTGCCCATCAGAACCGGCATGGCGGTTGACGCGCCTTCTCACATTTGCTTTCACAAGCAGCATTTGTTTTTGAGCTTTGGCGCCTCTGTGCAGTTTTCAGCTCTTGGCTATCCTTACCAGTGGACGCCGTTGCTAGGCGCTGGCGAGATCGCGATGAATGCTGAAGTTACTAACATGCTGGTGCTGCCGGGCGATCAGTCGAGCGGCGCGTTAGGTGTTTACACAAGGCAAGATACCTCAGTTTTGTACGGCACAAGTTCTGCTAACTTTAGTTTGTCAACGTTTAACTCAGGAACCGGCGCGTACGCTTACACCGCGCAAAACATGGATCAAGCATACGTGCTTGACGACCGAGGCATCATGAGTTTGGGAACATCTCTAAACTTCGGTAACTTTGTGCCTGCATCACTGAGCATGAACATTCCTAAATTTATTCAGGCTCACCGTGAATTATCTATTGGCAGCACGGTCAATCGTGACAAGGGCCAGTACCGGGTGTTCTTTTCGGATGGCTCTGGCCTTTACATGACGGTTTTAAACGGCAAGATTTTAGG